TCCGCCAGTACCACCAACACCACCTGTACCACCAGTTCCACCTGTAGAACCTGTAGAACCTCTAGAACCAATTGATCCGGTAGAACCAATTCCGCCTGTACCACCAACGCCACCTGTACCACCAGTTCCGCCTGTTCCACCAATAGAACCAATTGATCCGGTGGAACCAATTCCGCCAGTACCACCAACGCCACCTGTACCACCAGTTCCGCCTGTTCCACCAATAGAACCAATTGATCCGGTGGAACCAATTCCGCCTGTGCCACCAGTTCCACCAGTTCCTCCAGTTCCGCCTGTACCACCAGTAGAACCTGTAGAACCTCTAGAACCAATTGATCCTGTGGAACCAATTCCGCCCGTACCGCCAGTTCCTCCAGTTCCACCTGTACCACCAGTAGAACCAGTAGAGCCAATTGATCCTGTCGAACCTATTGATCCAGTAGACCCACTTCCACTAAATAAAACTAATTGACTATCATCAATACCATCTCTATACCAATATTTATAAGCTTGCCCACCGTAAATCAATCTCACTTCCATTGATTGGAATCTTATTCCAGAAGTAATAGAAGAATTAGCTTGGCTTTTTGCAGCTGCCTCATTTAATCCAGTATACGGACCAGACCAACTGTCAACTGGGTAAGGGTTAACAGGTTGTATTCCGAATGGTAATTGTAATCCTTGGGTTAATGGCATTTTTTATGGGGCTGTTGTTCTTGTTATTTGATGTCTGTGGCTTGATGTGTATGGAATAGCATTGGTCATTGTGTAAACATTATAACTCGAAGTATCCCCAGTATAATTAGCCACAGAAACTGAAGAATTTACGTAATTTGACGTGATATTAGCATTCAAAGCGTCCAAATCTAAAACTTCCGAAATATTCAAGGTGGAAGGCATAGCTGCTGAGAATATTTTTTCTGTTGTTAAAGTATTTAAATTAAAAGGATTACTACCATCTGTGAAAATTCTAGAAGGTAGATTCCTTACTGCTGATGATGTAGTTGGAGTAGCACTGGTTGGTCCATAAAATATCAAATCTAATAAAGTAACGCTTGAACTTGAAGAATATACTTGAGAAGATAAATAAGTTTGATACGCATCAATAATTTTAACTCTATAAGATAGGAGATTTGCTGTTTTTAAAGATGGATTATTATGCCCTGTAGAAGTTATTGATGTAGTGCCCGGGCCAATCGAAACTGGAGAAGCTATATCTACCCAAGATCCTGCCCCGTCTAATTGGTACTGCCATTGATAACTTGTTAAATTAACATTAGCACTATTTCTAGTTACTGTTCCTCCTAAAGTTGAATCAATATGTCCTTTTTCTCTCTTGGAATTCGACTCTGGGCTTACTAAATTACTTCCAACAACAGTGAGAGAAGCTGTTGGAGCAGAATAGGCAGCTGGAGTAAGGGTTAATGAAGAAGAACCACTTGATCCAGCAGAGTCGTAAACAATATATCTATAATTAAATCCAGAAGTATTATAATTAGAATCAGTTAGCGAATGAGTATAAGATCCCAGCGTTCCTGTACCTGAGTTGATAGTGGCCCAAGATCCTACACCACCTCTTCTATATTGAAGTAAACCAGATGATGCTGTCGCTCCTAATGTATTTACTTGATAACTAAAATCTAAAATGTTACTTATCGCTGTCTGGTTAAATGCTATTGTGGTAGATGATGTCAATGATGTTGTTACAGAAAGATTTTCTCTTAACGCCATTTCTATAACTTCTTGAGCTGTCTTTCCTGAAGCAGGAATGGTATCTCCATTAATATATTTACCAAAAGTTTTTCCAGAAGATATAGAAACAATTAAATCTCCTGTAAAATAAAGAGATCCTGATGTTCCAGAAAAAGGATTTATCTGTAGCCAAGAACCATCTACCTTAACATATTCCAAAACGCTATCAGTAGCAATGTAATGAGCACCATCTAATACTTGAAGAAGGAGTATGTCTTTTTCAGACTCTAATCCTACGAACCTATCTCCAGCATATCTAGTAATTGCCATAACTATTCCTTAACCCTTTTAAATATTACACTTCTTTGTTTCGAAAAACTTCCAATAACAGAAGGATCTTGAGAAATATATTTATATAAAAATGAATTGTAGTTTCTAAATACTTGAGAATCTGATAATTTTATAGAGTAAATACCAGCCCTATATATGTAACCTTCAAAATGATTTAATGTTAAAGAAGAAACTGGATAATTACCAAAGCATACTTTAGCATTAGGGTCGTCTACTAAAGCACTTATATTTTGATTGTAATTATAATTATATTTTGGCGCTTGCTTTGGAAATCCCGGTCTTAATTGATAATTTTCATCTGTATATTCTAAAATATTAGAGCTATTTATTTCTGCTAATAATGAAGAAGAACCAAAAGCAGGAGAAGGCGATCTATAAATATAATAACCAGCAGCGTTTCCAACTTTGTTCCAAGTCAATTTAATTGATTTTTTAGTAGGATCTGAAACAGCAGATATTGCTTCTGAAGCTTTTGATTCTCCGTTGCCATCAAAAGAAGAGATCTTGTAAAAATTAGTATTTATATTTATAAATCCTAAATTTCCAGAATTACCAACTTGCCCAACTGATGTTCTTACGTTAGCAAAAGAAAATGCAGAAGGAGCATTTAAAAAAGAGATTATATTAACAGAAACTTTTTGTCCATTTATGTAAATATCAACTTTTGATCCTATGCCTAAATTAGTATTTATGGTTATTGTAACATTATATAAATTATTAGTTTCTATTAATTGATCCGTATAACCAGAAAGAATTTCATTGCTTGGAGAAGAAAAACTAAAATACACTCTCTTGTCTTGTATGTAAATTAACTGAGGGTAGCCTTGGTTTTCTAAAAAGTAATCTCCATTAGTAGCATTAGACCTAGCAAATAAAAAAGCTTTTGGATAAGAAGCTTTAGTTTGAGTAAACCAGAAGTCATAACTTTGAATGGAAGAGTCTCCTATCGAAAATGTTTTTGTTTTATTGTATTTTAAATTAATATCTACAACTCCGCCATCGTTTAGATAAGTCCTATTATCAAAAACCAAATGAGAGTCTGCATTAAACATTGCGTTTACTAAATTCGCATTATTATCGTTACCTGTAGAGTCAATTAAAGCAGAATAAGGGCTTCTTGAACTAGAAGTAAATTTAGTAGAATGCAAAACACCTTTAAACATGGGTTTATTTTTTTCTACTTGCATATTTTTATACAAGATATACCCACCATTTAAATTAGAGCCATTTAATTCTCCTCTTGTCGGATCAAAACAAATTTGATAAGCTTCAGATATATTTGTGGTTCCAGTATTGCCAGTATTACCTCCGTTTCCTCCATTTCCTGCATTACCAGTATTACCAATATTTCCAGCATTATAAGAACCTAAAACATTAATCTTACCACCAACAAAAGATGAAGAAGCTTTTCTAGAATTATAATATATAATTGATGGAGCATTTAAAGGGACATTGAAAACTGCATAGCCATCAAAGCCTTCATTTCCAAAATAAGAAAATCCAGCATCATAACTATTTGTTCCGCCACCAGCGTTAGGAGTTGTTGTTAAATATAACTCATCATTGACATTAGAAGAGTTAGACTGCACGAAAACATAACTAAGTCCTCTATAAAAATACAAAGTTCTACCCTCAGTATTACCAATGGCAAAACCATGAGAAGAACCTGAAGAATAATAAGGATGAGCTGCTGTTTTATCTTTGACAGATACTTCTAAATACGTCGGGCTTGTTAATGAAACTCCGCTTACGGTAGGAACAAATATCTTTTGTTTTACTATTTGCCATGTGCCCTTTTTGCTAAAATCGTAAGATCCAGATAATGTGGCAAAACTACCAGTCAGAGTTGGGGTTAAACTTAATACCGTTGCTGTTCCTGTCCTTGGGTGACCAGTGGAAACAAATACTTCTGTAGTTGTAGTATAAGTATCTCCTCTATTAATTTTTATACTAAAGCCGTGTTTATTACTTGTCGAATCAGTTTGAGATGAAGAGAAATTATATTTATAAATAGAGTCTGTCGGTAAATAATAAAAACCAGTAGCATTAGTAGAAAAAGTTCCTTGACCATTTAAATCTTGATAATAATCAAGTTTCCAAAAAGCTCTTGCTGTATCTACTGGCTTAATTGAAAATCCAGCATTTCCGCTTGGTTGAGTAAATAAATTTGTAGTAGGCTCTCCTACATAAGATGCCCCGAAAAAATCATACAATAAAACACATGAACTAGCTGCCGAATCTGTTGCTCCATATTCCGTTTTCATGCTTTAGTATGATCCTGTAAATATAATTGAAGATATAATACATTCAGTATTATTTTGCTGCATTAGTTTAGTTACAAACAAATCACCAGTAACCGTTCCGTTTCCACTAGCTAAAAAAGAATAGTTGTCAGTGTATTGAGTGAAATATATTTGACTTTGACCTCCAGCATTAGAGTAGTTTCCTGTAAATGGAATTATTTCTATTTGCTTAAAAGAAGTTTTGTTATTAAAAGTTTTTGTTCCTGCTATAGTTTGACCATTCGAATTTAAATCTACAAAATTACTTCCTGTTGAAGCGAAGTTATTCTCTAATGTAACTATTCTTGAATTAAGACTGCCACTGACATTATTGATCTTTGTATCTAATACCCCACTTACTCCAGTAATAGTAGAGTTTATAGATATTGTTTGCCCACTAATTGCTCCACTAACTTCTACTTCTAATGCAGCAACAGAATTTATTGCTGAATTTGTTAATCCAGAAACGACTGCTAAATCAGAATTCGTGGCATTTATTAATCCACTTAGAGAAGAGATTTTAGTTTGTAAATTGCTTCCTGTATTTACTATTCTAAAATCTAAAGCTCCACTTATTACATTATCTTGAGAATTTAAATAAGAACCAGTTGAATTTAAATTGCCGCTTAACGAAAGAAAAGAACTATTAGAAGATATTGAAGAAATAAACCCCGAAGGATTACTTACGGGATAATATTCATCAGTAACATTTAGAATATAACCAGATAACTCTGGCTGATCTATTTGTTTTAACCTAATTAAATTGGGCATTTATTAAAATTACACTGAATTATCGGCCCTCCGATAATATCTTCTGCACTTCTTTTGACATTTTATTATTTTTCTTGCTTTTAGACTTTGGTGCTAAATAAGAATTTACATGTCTTTGGAATTCTCTCTCTAGTCTAGCAATAAGTATTTCATGATTATCGGTTGGCATAATTCCAACTGCCATAGCATGAGCTTGAATATCTGTTCTATTTAAAGTTTTTAAATAAATCTTATACTCTTCAAAGTCATTAGTGCCATATTTGCTAATTCCAGTGTCTCCCCAAACTTGATCTAATGTCGATGGTTTGGTTTCGTCCTTGCCATCTATTTGAGACATTTCTTCTAATTTATTTTTCTTTTTACTCATATTTAATTATATTTCATAACACTTACAAATCAAATAAAAAAAACCCGCCGGGTTTCCCCAGCGGGTTAGTTTAAAAATTATTGATTAGACAATAATTCCGGAGAGAGCACGGGCATCGATACAGATACGTCCCTCTTCGAGTGAACCATAGAAACCAGCCTTATCGCTTCTTTGGAGGAATTGATCGTCTGGTTGAACATTGAATTGGCTACCTGTCTCTGAGTTTGTAGAAACAGGGCGGATCAATGCACCCTTGCTATTATCAACACCAACAAGAATTTGATATGTAGAAGGATCAAAGGCTCCACCAAGTGTAGAGGTCTCAGAGATGTAAGAATCAAAGAGGATATTGTATTTCTTGGAAACACCAAGCTCAATTAACTCAACGATGTTTACACCATAGATCTCTTGCATACCAGCGCTGCGATAAATCTCTTCTCTCATTCCGTCTGGAAGAGCAATGCCAACGTTAGTATCAGTTGTTCCAGTAGCTCCCTTTGTAGTATTCAAGGGGTTGTAGGCAAAAGCGCGGATCTTCTCTTTGATCTCAGGAGAGACGTAAAGATCAGTTAATCCAGTGCTGTAAGGATCAGCAGGAGTACCACCGGCCCAAGACTCATTGATTCTCTTGACGCGAGTCATGAGTTTATTGAGGTCGTCGAGCTTAAATTGGCCAGCTGTTCCAGCAGCAATATAGTGCTTGAGGGCTGAGCCACCAGCAGGAGTGGTAGAAGCTTCACCGAGGGCCTTCAAAAGAACAGCCCAAGCATTACGCTCTTGCTTAATTAAAACTTCTTGAGACATACGCTCAACAAGTTTAGCTATGATGTCTAAACGAGCTTGACGGGCATATCTCTTATTGATTGAGACAGCGCTGTCAAGACGATAAGTAGCAATTTTGACTTCTTGAATTGCAGAAACATCTTGAGAGCTAGGCAAACCACCAGCTAGAGTTTGAGACCAAACGCTAACATATCCGTTGTTCAACTCATTGTAGTATAAGTCGAGAGGATAGCTAGGGGAATCATTCTCATCGAATGGAGCGTCTGTATAGATCTGAGAAGCTGTTCCAGCTTGTAAAATTACCCTTTGAATTACTGGTCCAAGAAATGCGGCAAAAGCTTCAGAAGCTTCAGCTGATACAAGTCTATTCTTAGAGCCAAGAGCTTTGATTAATTCTACTTGCTCTGGAGTATTTTTTAATTTAATTCTCATTTTAATCCTTTATTTTAGAGTGCGAGTTTAACGAGGGTTTCGCCATTGGTATCGGCAGCGCCAAGGAATTTTCCAATCGCTACGTTAGCAATACCAGCGGATCCTGTTGAAGCTGTGATTTGTCCTGTTCCTCCAGCGTAAGCTGTGCCTCCTGCTGCTGGAGTTCCTAAAACTCCTTGAACCAAGAAGATACCTCTTGTTACAACAGGAACAGCTTGGCCGGGAATAACAACTTGCATCTCGGCAGCCTTACGGGGTTTATACTTGAGGAGTTCTCCGTTTTCGTCAGCATCTCTAACTCCGTAAAGAGTCATTCCTACTGGGGTTTCACCAGTGGTGGAAGAAACTACTTTAGCGGTTACGCCGTAACGTTGAGAAACTACATTTGTGGGTTGAAGTGTACCTGCTCCGCCAATGAATTCTAATCCACCGCCGAGTTCTACACCCGAGTCATAGTTTTTCCAACCGGTAGCAATCTTAACTAAGGTGCCTGCACCTACGTTGATTGAACCAGCTGTTAAACCAGTTGTGTCGTATGAGAACAGATTTAAAACATCATGCTCGTCATAATCTCTAAAAGGTCTTAGTTTGTAAGCCATATTTGTCCTTTATTTTGTTTTATTTATTTTTGACTACGAAACTGTCGTAATCGAAAGCGTTTTTATATTTTTCAAAAAGAGAGTTCGAAGAAGCTGAAGTAGTATTAGATATTTTAACCTCTTCTTTTTCGGCTTTATCCGTTACTTCTTCAATAACTTGCTCAACAGAAGCTTTCATCTCCTTCTTGTCTTCCTTAGAGTCTTCTTGAGTTGGCTTTTCACCTTTCTTTTTGTTTTTAAGAAATACTGCCATTTTATTTTTATAGGCAGCAAAAGCCTCATCGTCCATGCTGGCAATGTCAGAGGCTAGAACTTGTCTTGTATCCGCATCGAGATCGTATTCAGAATCGAAAGCGCTCATTCTTTCATTGAATTTCTCTGTAGCTAAAATCTTTTGCTTCTCAGCTTCAGCGGTTGATAGAGCTTCTTTCAAAGCAGCGATTTCCTTGGAAAGAGCTTCTTGATTAGCTACCAAAGAATCTAAATTTTCTTTAGTTGCTTTGAGTTCGTTTTCAACAGAAGCTTTTTCGGCAGCGAATTTTTCGGAAGCCAATTTTAGCTCTTGTTCGATGAGATCGGAAATTTGAGATGCTGACGCTTGCTTCAAGCTTTCGTCAGTTATATCTTTGAGACTAGTAATTTTCATAATTTTATTATCTATATCATTATTTACATTTAAATTTTCAATTTTGGAAATATTTTCTTCTAATTTTTCTTCTTCAGGCTCTTCTTGTTTAACGTTTTCGATATTGACTGTTGCTACTCCTTTAACGTCAGCAGCTGGATTTTCGGTTAATCCAATGCCAAGGGGAACAACGTTTCCAATAACTTTTCGATAAACTGATTTTGTTTTATCTATTTTTCCAGAACCTCCAAGAGCGCGAAGGCTAGATTTAGCAACCTCAAAATCTTCGGTTCCACTAGTTATTTCCAAACCGTCTTCTATATTTTTGGACTCTCCCTCTATGACTACTACATTATAGTCATTGAATCCAAGTTCCCAGCTAGCACTAATCTTTTGATAGTTAGAACTAGTAGCGTCACTAGAATCTTCTATCATTGAAGCTAGATTAGGATTAGCTATTTTCCAAATAACTCCACCTAGAGTTATATTAAATGGACCCTTCAACATCTTAACTTGATCTTCAGTTAAAATTGTGTCTGTTCCAAACTCACTAAAACCAGCAGTTAAAATAACACCAACTATTTTCTCTCTATTATGCTCTAAATTAATTGGTTTATTTATGAAATTTTTGAAAGAAGCTAGGGCTGTCTCAGTATCTATAACATCTCCATTTCTATTTACCCTATTGACAACAGCAGCATTAAAAGCAACAGGAAGAAGATCTACATTTTTATCTGTATCAATTTCAGGTATAAAGTTTCCAACTTCAACTAGTGAAGCTAGTGCTAAATATCTATCTTTCTCCTCGGAAACAAGTGGTTTTAATACAGAGCTAAATGTTGTTGTGTGTTTAAAGTTCATAATTATATTTCATACCATTTTTCTGCTTCTTGTTCATCGTCTAAATAAAGTTCATCAACGGAATCAAATTGAAAATCTCCAATTACTTCTAAATCTAAAAGAGCCAAAGCAAAATCCTCTTCTTTTGGCTCCCAAGAGTCAGAAATATCTAAAATACTAGAACCTTTAGCGACATCTTGATCAGCTTTTCTATAAGCGTCCTTCACTTTTCCTCCGCTCATCATTCTCAAAAACATATTTACTCTAGCCATGGCCCATTGTCCTCTTGTTTTGCCGGGCCTATGAGAAGAGCTAAATGCTCCAGCGCCTCTGCGATAAACTTTCTTTAATTGAGAAAGGGTAACTTTTCTTGAGCTTTTAGAATTATGTTCCTTAACCTTATTTTGAAGAGCTTCTATGACTTTTTTTGAAAAAGTAATAGCATCTCCTGAATTCTCTCCTGCTGATCCAGCTTTATTTTTAGAAGAGCCACTCCTTTTTTCTGAAGGCTTAGCTGGAGTTTGAGCTGAGCTTTTAGGACCGGGCCTCTTAGCCTCTATTTCAATTTCAACCTTATCCGCCTTACTCCTATCGTTTTCTACCTTGGCAGTCGCCCCATCCCTAGCGACTGAACCAGCGTCTTGATCGGAAAAGTCCACAAAAAGCACGGATTGCTTCTGTGGCTTATTTTGTTCAGCCTCTATAATATCTAATTTCATCTAGATTATACGTTTAAATTACACAAATTACAGAGAAATTTGACTTGTATTTAATACAGCAGCGAAAAATAAATCTACTGAATGCTCTTCGGCAATCGTTTTTATCTTCGTTTTTCTTAGAGAATCTTCATTTATTTGAGAATTTCCAGAGATGTAATTTTCTATAGATTTATTCCAATTTTCTTGTTCTTGATCTATAAAAATTGCTTTAGCTATTTCTTGAACTACATTTTTTTGTTGTTCGTTTAGAGTTTTTTTCTTGTGTTTATTTTTAATAAAAATTTCTACATCTTTTTCTAGTTTCTCAAAACTCTCAAAGGCTTTTGCTACTCCTTTAGCAGAATAAGAAGCTATTGCTGGAGCTTTTTTCTGACCAACTGGAGAAGTGTTCTTTGTGGTTTGAGGGGACGAGGACCCCGGAGGTCTACCTGTAGTAGCAGCTCCTCCTGCTCCTGCCGCATTCACAACAGGAGAATAAAGTCCTTCATCTTTATAAGATTTAAATTTTCTTTGAGATTCAAGAGACTCGTCAGGTTCTGGCAGTCTTCCTGTTTCAATAGCTTGAACACCTTCTTCAGGAGTAAGAACTCCAAGTTGAACCAACTGAGCCGAAACGCGGTTCCAAACAGATGGGTCTTTAATATCAATTTCTTGGAAATGAGGCACTGGGAAATTTTTGAACCCTAAATCTTTGCAAAGTCTCTTTACTTCTGGAATTAAAAAGTCATTTAAGAAAGCTTGTCGGCCTTGCTCCAATCTTTGGAAGAAAATATTTACTTTTATGCTTGTGCTTGAAAACTTCTCATCTCCAACTAAAATATTATTTAAACCTTGCTGGATATCTGTGTTTACTACTTCATATTTTTTAGGATCTAAGATGCCAGCAATATCAGGAATAATAAATTCTGCTTTTGTTGTGAAATCAGAAACTAATACTTTTCCAACGGATTGATTTTGGAAAAGAGTTTGCATGGCTTCTATGTTTTTTTGATTTATATTTAATGTGCCATTCTTTAATTCACTACCCATGGTAATTAAAAGCACTGCTTGTTGAGTAGTGCGAGTAATAGCCATGTCCATCTTTTTCATTTCTTGTTTCCAGTTTATGTCTTCCAGAACTGGAAAGCCCATAGGTACAGAAAAAGGCTCGTAATCTTGTTTTTTATAGAATACAGCGCTAACTCTTTCCGTATCTAAAGGAATCATTATATAAGCACCTGCGCCAGAGAGCATTTTCTTTTGTATTCTTGCTTTATTTTGCTCATCTAAGCTTCTTAACACTTCTCTATCTTCTTCTGTAGTTGGATTGCGTAATCTTTGCAATTCGTAATCTGTTAAAATTTTATAATAATTTCCACCCACAAAAGAAATATTACCTCCATACTGAATATCAGCAGGATTTAATATCATATATTTAGATGGAAGTTTTAATTGAGTGGCAGCTAAAGATTCGTTGCCAAAAATTTGTGTTATTTTATTTATGTCGTCTTGAGTAACTTTATAATCAAATCTATAAATAAAAACATTACCAGAACGATAATACTCTCTAAAAAACTTATCTATAAAATTTTCAATATTGATTTTTTTAAATAAAGCTTCTAGAAAATCTCTGGATTTCTTTGTTCCTCCAGTAAAATATAATTTACTGCAAGAAAACTCAGTCATTAAATCAATGACATTTCTAAAAGAAGAAAAATTATAATATGCTTTTTGGCAAAGTATTACAGCGTCTCTTACGTTTAGAGTGCTTTTGTTCTGTAAGTTGTTAGAATACTTAAAAGGGACAAGACCATAATCAATATTGTGAAATCGATCTGACCTTTCAATAGTGCCTGCTAGATTCCTTCTAGCATTTACAGGACTTGGTTCTGATGCTGTCGCAGCATAAGAAGTCATCATTGGCATTATTTCTTGATTTTTCTTTTTTCTCATTTTTTATCCTTACACGATTTTTAAAGTATTTCCATCTCTATAAATTGTTCCAGCCGCTAAACCAGCAGAGCTTGTTGGTAAATTTGGCATCATAACGTAGCCATTTATTCCGCTTAAAACTATAGACTTGTTGCTTGAATGACCAAGAACAAGAGTATAATCATCAAAAAGCTCTAACATAGGAATACCAGCAGAATCTGCTACGGACCATAAAGAATTAGAAGTTCCAGTTTCTATGAAAGAAATAAATGTTCCACCTGTTCCAACAATAGAAACAGATCCAGAAGAAGCTACGATAGATACGGAAGTTGGAGTTCCTACTCCGCTTAAATTTATTCTTTGAAAAGTACTCGGAGAATTAAAAACTTTAGTTCCTGTAAAATTAAAATTATTTCCGCTAACAATATTATTTATTGTTGTAGCGTTTGCAGCATTAGTTATTTTGGTATCTAAAACTCCAGAAACTGAATCAGTATAATTTGTAGAATATCCACTTAATGTATTTATTTTTGAGTCAAGGGTTCCGCTAACTCCAGTTATTCTAGCGTTTAAAGTTCCCGTTGAAGAAACTAAATAACCGCTTAAAGAGTTAATAGAAGATGTTAATGAAGATCCTGTTGATGATATTACATTAGCCAAAACTCCGCTTACAGAATTTGTATATAAAGCAGCGTATTGTCCTGTGGCTAAAGTATTATTAGCTAAAAAACCTGAAGCATTATCTATTTTTGTATTTAATGTTCCAGTAGCAGAATTTAATTGACTTTGATTTATATAACCAGAAGGATTAGAAGTAGCTGAGTAATAATTAGCATTTCCGACTTCAACAAAGAAACCTGAAAACTCCGTCTGATCTACCTGCTTCCTTCTAATTAAATTTGGCATGATATATAAAGATTACACTAAAACATAACTGGAGTAAACGTAAATGTATTAGTTTCTTCAGTTTGTTTCATTATATCATTATAACATTTAACTCCCCAATTTGCCAACATAAAAGCAGAGTAATTATCTTTTCTGGCTCTTGTTGCTGAAGAGCCTCTTTTTAAATGTTGAGGCAGATCAAAATTTTGCATGCCTCTAGCTGTGGTTGTATATTCAACCAGAGAGCACTGTTTTTTTGTTTGATAAATAAAATCATCTTGATTTTCTATGAAATCTAAATTGGTCCAATCTTTTTTATCTCCAATAAATATTAATTCTCTAGGTAATTTTGAGTCTATTATTTCTGAAAAAAACTTTTCATTAGAACAGGTTCTAGAAGCGAATAAAACTTTTTTGTAATCAATACAGGCTTGAAGATATTCATTTCCTTTTCTGATAAAGTTAGAAGAAAAGACTTGGCTAAAAGCGATTTTCTTTTCAGACAAGTTGTATTGTAATTTAGCTTGTTTTAATTGAGCTTCGTATTCTGATCCTTCTGATTCTGAAGTAAATTCAAGTGTTTTAATATTTATTTTGTTATCTTTGAACGTGTCGGATTGATTGCAGGTGTCTATAAAAATATCTGAGCCTGCATTATCTGACACAATCATAACAACATTAAAATTTGTCATGATATACCCAAAGTATTTAACATGATTATTTAAATTACCTAGTCCTGCATAAGTATGAACTAAAATTCCAATCCCGGTTTCATCATCTAGTTCCATTACTGCTATTGCAAAATAGTCAGCGTTAGGAGAATCGCTCATGTTAGGGTCAATTCCTACGATATATTTTTTTCCCGGAGTGCCTCTGATTAAAGTATGAGGATATTCATCCTTCAGGGTGCATTCTTCCATTTTTTTAGCGCTAAAATAACTATCTGATCCATCTGTGAATTGGGCGCAGTACTCTCTTAAAAAAGCAGAATGAGAAGTACCACCACTTTGCGCTTCTTCAATAATTGTTTTGTCAACCATTTCTGGCGGCAAAGCTTCGTAACCTAATTGAGAAACGAAATAAGAAGACTCTCCTTTATCTGCTGAAGTTATTTGATTTATCCACTCTTGGTAAGTCTTATATAAATTTTCAAATGTATAACTAGCTGAAGAAAGAGCTATCATTTTAGAGTTATTAGAGAAAACCATCCGGTCTTCTTCTTTCATCTTGCCTTCTTTGATTAATAGATCTTCCATTTCACGAATGTCTATGCGTCTCTTCATGTCTTGAGGAGCAACAAGGAATGGCATCAATACATTTTTAATTATTTCTTCGGGTAAAAGAAGGAATTCGTCTAATACTAGAATGTTAGCGCGAAAACCACGAATTTTTTCGCCGCTAAGAGGTATCGCTCTAATAGATCCACCATTAATATCCCATTCATATAAATCGTTTCTTTTGCTTTTGGCTCCAAAGGCTTGCATTAATAGTTCAGCGCCTTTGCTCTCAGTCATTTTTTCTATATTATTAAATATAGCTCTTGCTGTACGAAAGGTTGGTCCTGCAATAAGTATTTTAGTATTAGGTTCAAAGATGCATTGTAAGACACAATAAACACTGGCAATAAAAGACTTAGCACAACCACGGCCCCAGACGCACATAGAAAAATTTCTATTAAACATTCCTTTCAAAGTAATCTCTTGATAAGGAGCTAGTTTTATTCCAGTCAATAAATAAGTTGTAAGATAAAGATTTTGGCGAAGAAACTTGGCTAAAGAAATCTTAGCTTCCTTATCTTCTAATTCTCCCTCTAGAAGCTTGTAGATTTCGTTTACATTCTCTAGTTTCTTTTTGTACTTTGTTCCTTCGTGCCACATATTATAGTAGTTTTAAATCATACATCAATTGAAGATCATATTTTTTAAATTCTCCTTCGCTAAAAAATATTCTTTTCATAACTCTAACGCATTCCTGCCTGCCGTCTACAAATAGAAACTGAACTGAAGGATATTTTTGTATAATTTCTCTTACGTTGAAAAATACAAACTCAGGAGTTACTCTTATCTTTTTTGAAACATAATTTAAATACTGAAAACTCAGACACTCTTGCAAAGATCTCTCGACTAAAACAACTAAATTAGCATCAGCAGCTAAAGACCTTTCTATTTCTCTACAAAAACGCTCATAACCGCCACTAAGTGTTCCTATGAAATCAGATATGGATTTTCTTTCTATATAACATTTATTATCAGGGTCATTCAGAGCGTAATCTCCAAATTTCAAGCCTTTTACTTCTGTTGGATAATCAATTACTAGTGGACTCTGTTCTCTAGAATCAACAAAAATACAAAATCCATCTTTCGGAGAATATTTTAATTCTTTAGATGGGTATTCGTATTTAATTTTTAATCCCAATTCAGAACAGTAATTATAATAGTTACCAAAAGTCTCCTCGTAAAAAGGAATAGGCGGACTTGTCACTGATCTCAGCTCAACTTCTGATGGAGCATATATCAAATTGTGTTTTTCTTTTCTTTGAGATAAGAATTTAGATAAATATTCTTTTTGTTTTTCGGAAGATTGTTGTTTTAGCCACTTTTTTAAATTATTTTTGTTATTGAAATCATTCGTAAAATAATAATCTTTGTTTTTAAAGTTGATTAATTCTCCAGTCAATAAATCGTAACGAGGTTCGTATTTTTGATAATACTCAACCATTCTTAGTTTATGGCTTTTCAGGTGACTATGAAAAGATTTGTCGCCATCAAAATTTTCGTTACAGATTTTGCATTTAACCATCTAGAACTTCCTCCTCTGTAAGTCCAAATATTCTTGCTTTGATGTCATCCATAGATGATAGTCTTCCGATTTCAGTTTTTAAAACTTCTCTTCTCATTTCTGACATCTTTATCATTTCTTTTCTTGTGTCTTCATCTTTCCACATCTGCACAAGATTTAAAATGGAGGCGTTTTCTTTTACTTGATTCTGTAGTCTTTCACTTCTTTTGACTTTGAGATCATTCAGTAGTTTTTGCTGGCGAGTAACGCTTTGATTATATTCTGTTCTTGCAGAAGTAACGGCCTCAACAAGAGTCATTGGAATTTTCCCTCCAGAATCAACTTCCATGTCTATTTGTTCTTGAAGAGTTTGAATGGTTTCTTGTATATTTGAAGAAATAACTACTTCAGTTGCTAGAACAATGTATTGATCAACCTCTTCTTGAGTTAAATCACATTTATCATAAGTATAACGGATAAAACTACTCTCAAAAAGATCTCTATCCACAGACTCTGTGTATGTTCCTATTTGATGCAGAAATCTATAAGTATGCAAATAAGAGATAAGAGAAGTTAAATCTTTTTTTTGTTTAGTTGTTATCTTATCTTTATTTATTCCATCAAGAACATATTTATTAACTCTGAATAAAGCTCTTTCTATATTCTTGGGTGGCTTGTATTCTTCCTGTGATTGAG